CCTGGGGCTTCTGAACCAAGCGGTATCAGACGGCATTTTTATCGATAAAGACATTTGGTTAATGGGGTATCATCCCGATGACGATGAGGCAGAGTTTGTTACCGAAACAATGGTTGTTGAGGGTCTTGCAGAGGAAGAATACTCGATGGTTTTTGTGCAGAGACTGTCCAAAATACAAGAAGCTGCTTACAAATTAGTTCACAAAGGCTATTATTCACATTATTTGAAGGACGAATTGTTTTGTGAACAATACGCAAAAAGAGAACAATTTTATCAACTTTTGAGGAGTAATGAAGATGATGGGAATGAAGAAACAAAAGCCGGTCAGAAAAAAACGCGGCGGTGCAATGAAGAAACAGAAGCCCGTAACAATGCGTGGGGGTGGTTCACCGAAGCGTATGAAAAAAGGTGGCGACACGGGAATGAGCGTAAGTCAGCTTAGAGCCGCTGCGAAAGAAAAAGGTTATAAGCTGGTTAAAGACTAATGGCGACTTCGGGTAGCACTGATTTTGAATTAGATGTCACGGAGTACATCGAAGAAGCTTTTGAACGTTGTGGTCTAGAGGTTCGAACCGGCTACGATTTAAAGACCGCTAGGCGATCTTTGAATCTCATGTTAGCCGAGTGGGCCAACAGAGGCTTGAATCAATGGACAATAGAGCAAAAGACACAAGCTTTAACGCAAGGTGATGGCGAATATTCGTTAGGTACCGACATTATCGATATTTTATCGGTAGTTGTGCGTCGAGATGATACAGATTACTCGTTGTTGCGTTTAAGCAGAGATGAGTTTCTTACCATTCCTAATAAAACTACGCAGTCAAGACCAAATCAATTTTTTCTTGATCGCCAAGTGACGCCTAATTTAAAAATTTGGCCGTTACCCGAAAATAGCACAGACGTTTTGCGTTACGATGCTTTAACAAGAATTCAAGATGCGGATACTTACATCAATACGATGGAGGTTCCTTTTCGATTTTATCCGTGTTTAGCGGCAGGTTTAGCTTATTATTTATCGGTAAAGCGAGCCCCTGACCGTGTGCAATTGTTAAAGTCGATATACGAAGAAGAGTTTGAAAGGGCTGCGACTGAAGATAGGGATCGTTCGTCTTTTAATGTCGTGCCTAAATATGAATATTACCGAGTGGGTTAATGGCTAAATTTGCTTCAGGTAAGAATGCTTACGCTATATCAGATCGCTCCGGTCAACGATATCGTTATCGTTTAATGAAAAAAGAATGGAACGGTTTACTTGTAGGACCTGATGAGTACGAGCCAAAACAACCACAGCTAGGTCCTTTTAGGACAGTAAAAGATCCGCAAGCTTTGCAAAACGCCAGGCCGGATAGGGTTGAACCCTTGAGAGTCTTTGTGGGAGTTCGCACGGTCCCGGATCCTGATCCTGCTGTACTTGTTGTAAACGCTGTCATAGGCGACGTAACGGTGACTACCTCATGAGTTTTACCTTTGCAGAATTAAAAACGGCTATTCAAGACTACACTGAATACGACGAGTCTGGGTTTGTTACCAACTTGCCGGTCTTTATCCGCCAAGCCGAAGAGCGCATTTTAAAAAACGTTCAATTAAGTTTTTTCAGAAAGAATGCCACCGGGTTATTTGCGTCGGGCAACAAATATTTAAGTTGTCCCGCAGATTTTTTAGCTCCTTACTCGCTTTCTTTTATCAATTCTTCAAGTGAACATGTTTTTTTAGAGTTTAAAGACCCAAATTTTGTACAAACAATGAACCCTAATTCTTCAACGACAGGAGCGCCCAGGTTTTACGCGCAATTTGACGTAGACAATTTTATTATAGGACCCACTCCCAACGGTGACTTTAACGCAGAACTGCATTACTTCTATCGTCCAGCGAGCTTGACGGCGGGAGCCGAAAGCGGTACGACGTGGTTAAGCACAAACGCGGATGTTGCACTTCTTTATGGTTGTTTATTGGAGGCTTATATTTACATGAAAGGAGAGCCCGATTTAATAGCCTTGTACGATAAACGCTTTGTAGAAGCTTTAACTTCTCTTAAAATATTTGGTGAAGCAAAAGAAGTTACTGATGAATACATGACCGGTAAAGTTATAAGGCAGAAACAATAATGTTTGCAGTTAATCTAGAAAACCAAGTAGGCTCTGTCGAAGTGCAAACCACTGAAAACAGAGGACATACACCAGAAGAATTAGCGTCTTTTGCTGTGAAAAAAATTATCGAAATTGCTGACGATGCAGACCCTGTGTTGAAAGCACAAGCGGTTGCCTTTCGAGAAAGAATGTTTTGGGTAATCGTGCATACCGCAAGACAAGCAATATTAAGTGATCGCACAACTCTTGCCAACGAAGCAGAAAATGAAGGCCAAATTGAACTGGCAAACATCTTGAGGAAATTATAATGGCTATTACACAAGCAATGTGTACTTCTTTCAAACAAGAATTGTTACAAGGGATACACAACTTTACGAACGGTAGCGGCGGCGGTACTACAACCTCTACGGGTACCGGTAACGCTTTCAAATTAGCTTTATACACCAGTAGTGCGACCTTGAGTTCTTCGACTACCGCTTTTACCAGTAGTAACGAAGCTTCTGGCACCGGATATAGCTCGGGAGGCGGAGCGTTGACTAATGTTACACCGACAACCTCTAGCACCACGGCCCTTACAGACTTTGCGGATTTGACCTTTGGAAGCTCTTCTATTACTGCCAGGGGTGCAATGATCTATAACTCAAGCACTACTGCTGGTTCTGCTAATCGGGCGGTGTTAATACTAGACTTCGGATCTGATAAAACGTCTTCGTCAGGGGACTTTACAATTCAGTTTCCGACCGCAGATTCAAGCAGTGCAATAATTAGGATTGCGTAATGTCAAACGTTACTATTTTCTTTTCTGGCTATAACAGTATCACGCAAGGCTACAACGAAGGTGGATACGAATCCGATGTAGCTTTTACCGGTTTGACCAGTGCGCTTGGCACGGCGACAGCGTTAGCAGGGGTATTGGTTTCTGTATCTGGTTTAGCGGCAGTAACCTCAGAAGGGTCCGTCACAATTGTAGACGGGTCTGGTGCCACCATAGCATTAACGGGATTTGCCGCAACAAGTGGTCTTGGTTCGGTCAATATTTGGAGTGCAATAGATCCAAGTCAAACCCCAAGTTGGACCAACGAGACTCCATCACAATCTCCAAATTGGACAGAAATAGCGGCGTAAATTATGGCAGCGACTTATGTAAATAATTTAAGAGTAGCGGAACCCGCAGATGGCGATGCTGATTGGGGCACCACGACAAATGCCTCACTGGAGTTAATTGGTGAAGCTCTTGGTATTGGCGAAGAAGGCATTACAACCAATGCCGATACGCATACTTCTACTATAGCTGATGGGGCTACTGATCCCGCACGAGCACTTCATCTAAAATATACAGGCACTTTAGATTCGGCTTGTACGATTACGATTGCCCCAAACACATTGAAGCGGGTTCAAATCATTGAAAACGCCACCAGTGGCAGTCAATCAATTATTATAAAACAAGGCTCTGGCGCGACCATTACGATAACCAATGGCACAAAACGTATTGTGTATTTGGATGGCGCAGGATCTGGCGCAGCCGTAGTCGATGTCACCGCTGCCGCTTTTGGATCGCAAGCATTCTATGTGCCATCAGGCTCGACAGGCAACAGACCAACGGGTGTTGCAGGAGCTTTTCGTTATAACAGTACGACAGGAGCTTTTGAAGGATATACCGACCAGTGGGGCGATATTGGCGGTTCGGGTGCAACCAGTGTATCGCTTACGGAAGCAACAGGTGATGGCAGTACCACGGCATTTACGCTGTCAACCGCACCGGGGTCAGAGAACAATACCCAAGTATTTATTGATGGTGTCTACCAAGAAAAAGGCACCTACGCTGTTTCTGGAACGACGTTAACTTTCAGCACGGCTCCTCCAAATGGCAGCAGTGTGGAGGTAACAGGTTTTTCAGAGTCTTCCGTAGGAACGCCCGGTGATGGCACAGTCACCACCGCTAAACTAGCAGATGATGCAGTCACCGCTGCAAAACTAGCCTCTAGTGCTGTCGTTACGGCTTCTATTGTTGATGACGCAGTTACCGCTGCGAAACTTGCTTCAAGTGCAGTTGTGACCGCCTCTATTGTCGATGATAACGTGACTCAAGCCAAGATCGCAGATGACGCGGTAGGCGCAGATCAGTTAGCCGCCAGTGCGGTTGTTACGGCTTCTATTGTCGATGATGCAGTGACACAAGCAAAAATAGCCGATGATGCTGTGGGCGCAGATCAGTTAGCCGCCAGTGCGGTAGTTACAGCGTCTATAGTAGACGATGCCGTGACTCTTGCTAAGATGGCAACTGGAACTGATGGAAATTTAATTAGCTACGATGCGTCAGGTAATCCTGTAGCTGTGGCAACAGGTAATGCAGGACAGATTTTAACATCTGCGGGAGCAGGTGCGCCTCCAACCTTTGCGGATGCCGCAGCGGGTGGGCCTAGTGTCGGTAAAGCATTTTTTATGGGACAATTATAATGGCAGTAAAAATATCAGGTGTAGACCTTAGTGCAGACACAACTGCAAATATCGGACAGGCTGGCTCCAGTGGGGGCACTTATACTGTCCACATTTTGAATCGTGGAACGGGTTCTGCGCTTGTCCAATTAGGCGTGGGTGATAGCTCTGCTACTTTTGCCAACGCAACGAAACTGTTGCACTCGACGTTAGTAGGGCCAAATGAATCGTTAAGTTTTTCACCCGTGGTGGCAGGGGCTAGTGACTATGTGATCGGACGTAGTTCATTAGCAAGTGTCAATATGGTAATGATGGGGTTTGATGAATAATGGCTGGCCTAACTCGTTCTGTAAATATAGTAACAAGCAAAAATAGAGCCTTCCCTAATTGGCCTACGCCTTATATGCCCAGTGAAAGCTGGCCTTACTATGGCAGTCATTTTTATGCCCAACCCAATACGAATAACGTGATGCTCCCCGGCTTTTTAAATTTTGGCAGTGTTGGCAGTAGCATAAGTATAAATGCTTATGACTCTGATAATTACCTGAAACAGTACAATGGGCAAGGTACGGAACAGACTGCTGGAAGTTGGGGGACTATGATACCAACTAATATAATTTCAGGTTACGACCAATATTCAGCTTACTACATGGATCGAGTTGATAACAAGTTATATATGTTACTTATAGATGAGGATACAAGTCCTCATACTTATCGTATGGCGAGTATAGATAAAGACGGCACTATTGTTTTGGAGACAGCCGCTTATCAAGTTACAAATACTGCTTTTAATTCTAAACGTATGTCCTATGATTCAACACCTTTACTGTATCGTGTTGGGAATGTTGATGGCACAGGAAATTTTAGGTTTG